CTCAAGAAGAGGCGCTGCAAGTGTTACTGCTTTAGGCAATCCTGAAGCAGGTAGGACTACTTCTAATTATGCACCTAGAGAATTTAGTCATGTAGCAGCTTCTTTTGATAACCAAGCACAGAAAATGAGATTATTTTTAAATGGTAATCTAATACAAGATACCGCTTTTGCTGCTAGTAATAATAGTTTTACTAGTAACGTAGTAATAGGTGAAAATCTTGTAGGTTATATGGATGAATTGAGAATATCTAATAATGCTAGATATAAAATTGCTTTTACTCCTGCTACTAATAGATTTGCTCCTGACAGAGATACTGTAAGTCTTTTTCATTTTGATGGAGCTAATAAAACTACTCAAGCAAAAGATGTACATAATGCGCCTAGTCAATATACTTTTAATAAAGATATAGGAGAGATTACAAAAGATACAGGTAATTTATCTACTAGAGGTACTTATCCCGTAGTACGTAGTTCTTATCCAGCTATGACGCTAAGTGGTCCTCCTGCTTTTGCACCATTTCCTGCTGCCGTTAGAGTTGAGTATCGTGGCGGTTACGAAGCTTCTGATGTACCATCAGATATTAAAATGGCAGTGTTAGATACTGTTAAACTAATTTATAAACAAGATCAAGAGAAAAAAGGATTCTCTCTTGAGGGCGAGCGTGGTGATAAATATCCCCTAGCTGCAAGTTTTCCTCCACACATCAAACGTATATTAGATTTATATAGGATTATTGAGTAATGAAAACTCCTCGAAGATCTCTTTATAACAGTAAAAATATAGTAGCTTTTAAAACCTATTTAGTAGAGAATAAAACAAATACTAAAGAGTTTAATGCATATGCTGCACTAATTAGAAATCCCCGTCTATATGATGAGGTAGCTCAGTCGTTTCAGTTAAACGTAGAAACACTTTTAGCAACACAAACTGGTGCCTCAGCTAGAGGGGGTAATGAGACTCTTGCAAAAGATGTATACTACAAAGATACAGACAATCCTAACGGATTTTTTAGACAAATATTTGGAGAAAGATTTAACGAAGTCAACAAAGGAACTCCTGCTGAAGGCTTACTAGAGACAGGTCTAGAACTTAAATTATCACGAAAAGAAACTAATAAAGGTGTTCAGATGGGTGAGATTACTGCTGGAGGCACAAGGAAAAAAAGTCAAGATAGATTAACAGCTTTAGAAGAAACAGGAACAAAAATAAATACTCCAAAACGTGTTGATAGTCTGAGAGATGCACAAGGCGGTGGAGGTAAAAAACTATTAGAAGCTTTGAAAAAAACTCCAGCTGGGCAAATGTTTTATAATAAGTCTTCAGCATTAACTTTAACTAAAATGATAACTGTTAATGGAGAACGTAAGATAGAAGCTATAACTCTTCTTTTTCCTTATAGTAAGTTTAAAGTTCCTCCTTTTAAAGCAAACATTGATAATGTAAGTAGATTTTTAGCAGATCCTGAAAAAAACTCTTTAAAAATAGCGGTTTCATTAAGTGACAGTTTTGAAAAGAATCTAATAGGCAAGCTAAAAAACGAACTCGGAACTGAAATGAATAAAGATTTTGAAAAAAATCTTAGAGAAAAATTTAATAGAAAACCTAAGAGAACATTAAAAGTAGGATCAAGACCTGGTAATAAAGGCGCCCAGCTGAGAATAGATATACCTACCGGCGGTAGTATTCCAATGTCTACTATTAATATTACGCCACCTAAAAAGAAAAATAAAACAAGCCAGTCACCAGCTCAATCTTTTATATCAGGAGTTGCACTATCCGCACTTGTACAAAAAAGACTTACTGAGTCTATGGATACAACAGGAATTCCTAATCCTCCTGATTTAAAAAATAGATCAGGTCGTTTTATCAGTAGTGTACAAGTTTTTCCTAACTATAGAAAAAGCCTAATAAGCTATACTATAAATCCTTTATACAGATCATTAGAATCTTATGGATATACTCCTGGTGAGCAAACTGTTACTGCTATTAGACAAGTAGTTGCGGCAGTATTTGCACGTAATTTTTTAATAGTAAGGGCTAACTAATGGCATCTAGAAGAAAAGAGATAGTAGCGTTTTTAGTGGATAAGTTAAAAGAGATTAATGGACAAGCTGTTGCCGGTACTAACTATACATATAATTTAAATGTTTTTAATAACGTCAGTAGGGGAATCAGATTTATTGATGAAGTAAATGATTTTCCATCACTCTATCTATCTGCTGGAACCGAAAATAGAGATTTTAATTCAAAAAATTTGACGGTAGCTACATTAGACGTTACTATAAGAGCATACATATATGGACAAGATAATTCCCAAAGCCTCGCAGATGATATAGTTCAAGACATTGAATTTGTTGTTTATCACCAACTGGGGGAAAATCCCGATAAAGGTATACTTGATATAACAATAGACAGTATAGCTACAGATGAAGGATTAGCTGCTCCTTACGGAATAGCAGAGGTAAATCTAAACACAGCCTATAGGCTAGAAAATTAAGGAGAAATAACATGGCATCTCTCAATCTACAGAGAAATTCTGAAGTGTTCTTTTCAACAGTTGATATTAATAGTGGTTCAGTTGCAGTAGCAATGACCCCAGCTAACACCTGGAAACTGGAAGTATTAGCTGGTTTTGCTGCTACTTCTACATCAGCTACTCAAGACATCACTTCACTCGAATCAGGTCTAAGTCCTGATCGGTCACAACAAAGATTTAACACGGCAATCAACCCTGTTGATTGGAATATTCAGGTATATATGCGCCCAACAGGTGTAGAAACTACGGGTGCTGCTGCTAGTACTACCGCAAAAACTAATGAATCAGGTAATACAAAACCTCTTGCAGATTGGTATATGTGGCAGGCTCTTAGTTCAAGTACTCTTGCTGCTGCAAAATCGCAAATAGCTGCTACTCGTGTTGCTGAGCAATCCATTTGGCAAACTGGGGGAACACTAGTAACAAAAACTATCGCAGCAGGAACTCGTATTCATGCTTCTAGTTCTAACTTTGCTATTGCACCAGAATACTTTATGTACTTTAAACTTGATAATGTTATTTATCAGGTAGACAAAGCTACAGTAAACTCAGCTTCTGTTGACGCAGGAATCGAAGACATTGCTGCTGTTACTTGGAGCGGTTTTGGTACTACCATGAAAGAACTAGTAGGAGCACCAAGAGATATTGCTGTTGCAACCTTTGGTGGAATTAAAAATGCTGGCGGAACAGCTGTTGTTGGTAACTCTAATGCACATGCTCTGAGTGCTGCATCTTCTTATCACCCATTCAATACTATGAATGTTGCAGGAGTTGTAACAACTAACGCATTTATTAAAAATCGTTTGAGTGCTATTGAGTTTCACCATAAAGCAAGTGCTTCAGCAGCTGATGAAAAGTTTACTTTCCCAGTAACTTCTATGAATATTGAATATACTAACAATATTACATATCTCACTCCAGAACAGATCTCTGCTCTTAATGAGCCAATTGGTCAGTTTGCAGGAACTAGATCTATAACCGGCTCTACTTCTATGTATCTTCGTACTGGTGATTTAGAATCCGCTGGATTCTTACGTAATATTAGTGAAGATACACGTACTAACTCTGCTCAAACATCTAATGCTAATGTTATCATTGGTGGAGCCACTGCTCCATATGTTGCTTTCCAAATGGATGCAGCACAGTTTAGCTTCCCAGCGGTACAAACTGAAGATGTTATCTCTATGAGTGTTGACTTTATGGCCCAAGAAACTACAGCTAATAAAGGAAATGGCGGAGAAGTTACTCTTGTAGCTATCAAAGGCTAACTAAAAAATTAATGTGTTTCTGAGGGGGAACACCACATTATTAACCAGAAGAACACCCATTACTTGCGAGTCTAGGTTCCCCCTCACCAAAGACAAGCAGATACGTAGTGGGTGTTCGTTTATTATCCTAGAGGGGAAAAACTATGAGTAAAATTAAAGGCCTAATCGCTAAAGAAACTGCAACTTGGGTTGAGTTTCCAGATATTGAAGGTTTTGAGATTCATCTTCGTTATCTTACACGCGAAGATCTTATGAAAGTACGTAACAAAGCACTTACCTATAAGTTTAACAAACGTACTCGTCAACGTGAAGAAGAAGTTGACAATGAAAAATTTCTTGAAGCATACGCAGAAAAAGCTGTTGCAGGCTGGAAAGGGCTTAAGGTAAAACATTTACCGGTTCTTTTACCTGTTGACATTTCAGCAATGGACGCCGCAGAAGAAGTAGAGTATTCTATGGAAGATGCAATTGAACTTTTGAAAAATTCAACAATTTTCGATCAATTTGTAACAGATACTATGAATGACTTTGAACAGTTTTCCGTTAAAAAAGGCGAAACTGACACAAAAAACTAACTGACTACCTCCAAAGTCAATTTGGGGGTGGAGGTTTAACAGCAGATCAATATATATTGATGTGCGAACAGATGGGTTGGGAACCAAAAGAGGAAGAATTACCTCAAGACGGCTCCAACCTATCTCTAGAGTGTCAACAAGCTATAACTGTTCTTCAAGCTCTTCCTGATATATGGGAAGGTATGAATGGTACTTGGTTAGGAAAAGACTATAGCGGTCTTGGTACTATCATGGATATCTACGAAATTGATGACAGACGTGCAGTATTTAGTCTATTAAAAGAAGCAGAATCTTTATTAGGAAGATACTATGCCCAGCAAGCAAAGTCACGTAAGTAAAAGTATAAGGGGATAACTGTTGGCTACTATTAGAAATACCATAAGAACTGATTTTGTAGAAAGCGGAGCAGATCGTGTAACTGATGCTACTGAAAATGTAGGTCGTGCACAAACACGTATGGGACAAGCTTCTGCAGGCGCTGGACGTTCTTTTGCCGCTCAATCTCAAGGATTGGGCGGTTTAGTCGGTGCATATGCCGGTGCTGCTGCCACTGTATTTGCTTTACAAGCCGCTTTTGATGCATTAGCTAAAGCAGCTCAAGCAGAGAATATTGTTAAAGGTACTTCTGCGCTTGCATCAGAATTAGGTCAATCTGGTCCTCGAATCCTTAAAAGCATTAAAGATATTACACAAGGACAACTTACCCTTGAAGAAGCTTCTAATGCAGCTAACTTAGCTCTATCTTCCGGTTTTAATTCAAAACAAATTGAATCACTATCTAAAGTAGCATTAGGTGCTTCTCGTGCATTAGGTAGAAATCTAACAGATGCTATGACTCGTGTTGTTCGTGGTGCTGCTAAGATGGAACCCGAACTTCTCGACGAATTGGGTATTTTTACAAGAATAGAACCAGCTGTTGATGCTTATGCTCGTAAGATGAATATTACTGCAAGTAGTATGACAGAGTTTGAAAGACGACAGGCTTTTCTTAATGCTGTTATAGAAGAAGGTACTAGAAAATTTGCAAATATTGATACTACTAGTGGTTCAGCACAAAAATCCTTAGAGCAATTATCAGTAATGGTCATAGAATTAGGAACCTCATTTGGGCAACTAATTAATGAATACTTATTGCCTGTTGTAAACTTTTTCAAAAATGATTTTGGTAATACCATGCTTTTATTTTTAGGAGTATTAACTCTTGTATTTGGTAAAGCAGGGGCTCTTATTGGAGGATTTGCTACAGGTGGTATAGAAAAAATGTCAGGCTTTGCATCTTCTATGGCTAATATAGCAGGCAATATGGGTGGTTTAGATTTATCAGGAGTAGCAAGTAGTGCTTCCAGAGCTCGCGATGAAGCATATACTTTTGGTATTAATTCAAGAAGACAAGGTTCTTTTAACCCTCGCATAGCAGGAGAGTCTGCAGAAAATACAGCTGAACTAACTAGAGCCGTAGCTGCACAAAGTGACGGTACTCTTAGAAATGTCAGTTCTCTTAGAGCAAACAATCAAGTTTTAGAAAGAAATAGAGATCTCTTAGCAGAAAATAGTCCTCGTCGTACATACTTAACTAGTCTGATAGATTCTAATACTGCTGCACTAAGTAGTTCTAATAGAGCTTCTAGAACGTTACTAGGAACCTCTACTCTTTTAACAGGCGCTGTTAGAGGATTAGCTGTAGGATTTAATGTATTAGGAAAAGCCATGAATTTTGCCTTTGCAGGTATTGCTATTCTGCAGTTAGCGGGTACTTTATTTGATAAAGATTATCTAGGTGATTTATTAGATTTTTTTAATAAAATAACTGCTGCAACAAAAAGAAATGAAGAAGGCTTTTTAGGACTAGTTACTGCTGCAAGCGCTGGTGGTCAAAGTATAGCAGAACAATTTAAAGATATAGGATCTGAGGAAAAAGCTTTAGATAATGTTGCAGCTAGACTACTAGCAATAAGAGACATTGTAGAAGCACCTTCCGTAGATCAAACTTTTGATAGATTTGCTTTAACTGACGAATCCTTTAAAAACTTTGATAAAGTTGCAAATAATTACATAAAAACTTATAAAACCTTGGGCGATATGGCTCTAAAAACAAATATGCCTACTGGATATACACCAACACTTAATATAGATCAAGATGCATTAGGGGATACTGCTAGACGAGTTACTGTAGAGGATGAGACCGGTAAAAGAGTAGGTGGACAAGAAGCTCTTAATAAAGCTATTGCTAAAGCTAATAGATTAATTAGGATGACTAATTCTCTTCATTTTGAAGATGGTCAGTTTCAGCATACCGCTATACTTGACGCACATAAGAAAGTTGCTGCTCTTGAAACTGGAGTAATGTTAAATGAACAATTAGCTGTCATTGAAAGAATTAGGGTTCAAATACGAGGCGGTGGTTTAGAGGATTCAGCAGCTAGAATGGCTACCAATGCAGAACAACAACTAAATGTTCAGCAAATGATAGTAAAAACTATAAGATCAATTAATGATCTACATAGACAAGACCCAAGCGATGAAAAAATTCAGCCTTTAAGAGAGCAATTGATTTTAGAACGACAATATCAAGACATGCTTGAAAAAAGAATGGAAACTTTTCCCATGTTAGCAGCTGGTTTATCTAAAGTTTCTGGTAGAAGCATAGATCAAGTTGGTACAAGTATTAGAAAAGTATTTGATCAGTCAGATGAATCAATAACTATATTTGGAGAAAAACTTCTAGCAGTAGGTGGAAAAATTGACTTTAATACTCAGACTAAGCAAGTTAAAGAACTTGCAGAAGCTTTTGTTCTTGCAGACGGTACTTTAGATGATTTAACTCAAGCCTTTAATAGAGGAAATACCAATGTTAATGCTTTATCTGGAGGCATTAATGGTATACGTATGCAACTTGATAAAATGATAGAGGAAGGTAAGTCACCTACAGCTGATTTCTTAAATCTTCAAAAACGTTTTGAAGAGTTAAAAGAAATAAATCAAGAGTTAAAAAAGACTCAACAATTAGGCAAAGATATACGTGAAGCATTTTCTAAAGAAATGAAAAGAGCAGATAGTTCTATATCTTCTGGAGAAATTGGATTAGATGGTGGTATAGCCGCATCTGAAGAAGAGAAAGTTGCAAATCAAAGAGCCTTACTTATATTAGGTAAAAGTTTAGGTGACGAAGCTCAAAAGCAAGTTAGGCAGCAACAAGCAATTCTTC